CAGGTTCTTTAATTGTAAAACTATCAGTTACTGCAAATACTTGTTTATGTTCTTTTATTAAATTACCTTGACCATCTAACTTAGTTATATATGCGAATCCATTCTGTGCAGTTATACCTGCTAATCCATTAGTTAAATTATCTGTATCTATTCCAACTTGAGATTGTGCACCTAATACTTCAAATTGTCTTAATAATTTATCAACTACCTTTGAATCCGTAATCGTACCATCAATTAAATCATAAGTTGATACAAATGTTGGAGATACATCTCTTAATCTACCAATTAAATCTTGGAATGTACCTTGGAAGTTTGGATTTACGTTTGTAATAAAAGAATCATATTGGTCTTGTAAACCAGATAATCTTACTTGTTCTTTTAATCGTAAATCAGCCGGCCATTGAGATATTGGTACCATTGCTAGTTGGTATGCTTCTCTCGCATCAAGAACACCATCTTGAAACTTAGAGCCATAATCTACTGCTTGGGGTTTTGTTCTTTGTACTTTATTTCTTTCAAGTAAGTGTGGTTCAATTAATAATCCACTTGATACAATTGCTCTTGCAGGTACTAATGATTCTAATACTTCAAACAATGATTGGTCAATATATCTTACTAATTGAATGTATTCATATAAATTTAAATTATATCTTTCAAAATAATAATTTCTTAATACTCTTAAATCTTTATACTCGTTTCTATATTCATCAGATGGGTCACCAATATAATCATCAATTTCAAATTGACCTATTGATTTCAGTATATCTAAATTAATCTCTTTTATTGGTGAGAAAAATAATCCTAATTGATTTGAATCAATAGGTGAAGTATCAAATGATTTTTTAGTAGAACGTTCTCTATAAGAAAGAGTCAATCCATCATCAATATCTTCATTTAAACCTTGTTGTTCTTCAAATCTAAATTTCTGAGAAACATTAAATCCACTAGAAGGAACATTTGCTGTTACAGTTCTTTCGTATGTTGTGTAATGATATGGATAATCTGATATAGAATCAAATCCACTTGCAGTTGCAAATGATTCTCCATATCCTTCATTTATAGATACATTTTTAATGTAAGGGTCATTATCTCTATCTTTTGGATATTCAAAATCTAATCTAAATATTAAATCTTCAGTAGATGATGAGTGGTGGTTACCATCAATTGCATCTGGCATCAATGTGTGGTTATCCATTCTTGATTCAGATAATGGAGTAGTCCATAATCTAAATTCATCTATTGAACCTGTAAAAGTATCACCACCTAATCTTAAGGTTGTATCTGTTTGCCAAATGTGATTTTCAACTTCTATTGATGCTGAAACTTCACTTCTAATTCTTTCTTGGAATGCTTCTTTACCATATACATTAAATGTATTACTATCTTTTGTTACAATAATTTGAGTGTATTCATCATTATAGAACGGAAATGCTGAAGATGTTACAGAATAAACAGATGTGTTATCTGCAACTGATAGTTTTAATTTACCTTCATTACCTTTAAAATGAACTACATCAACACTCCAAAGTGAACTCGAAACTACATTTTGAGTTTGTCTCTTATCAGAATTAATTCTTACCTCAATACAATTTGGGTAATCAGATGTTTCAGTATATTCTTTCCATGGAATTAAAACTTGTTGAGAACCACTTACATTTAATGCAGCTGTTCTATCTTCAAACGAAAACTTAGTTGTACCACCATCTGCATTTCTTGGTCCACCAAATTCCATTATTGTTAACATAGAAGAAGGTACACCATAACAAGCAAGTGCTGCTTTTACTGCTCTACTCGAACCTTTGTGTTTTAGTAAGTAAGGTAAGTTATTTAATACTCTTCTCCATATTTGGTTTTGCATTTCCTTACCTGTCATTGAATTAACAGAAGTACCATCCGATGTTTCACCGAATGCATATTCCCAAAGTGATTGAGCTTTAGCAGGAACTTTAGTATCCCAACTTAAAGATTTTAACATTTGAGATAATAAGGAATCTTTTATACCTAAATTATACTTGTGTTCTAATTTTTTCTTTTCAGATATTGCTTTTGTATATGAATATAAAACATCAAAATGATGCCCCATCATATTAAAGAATGTTTTAAATTGTTCAGAATCTTGAGAGTTCTGTACATGAAGTGGTAAATTATTAATTAAGAAATCTTTATTGTAATAATCATAATTTCTTGCAGATGTTACAATTGAATTATACCATCCTTCACCTTCACTTGAATCTGAAGCAGATACAGAACTACCTCCGGCTCCTGGATAAGTCAATCCATCTATTGAGGAAGAAGTAAATAGAAATGTTTCAAATGCATCAAAGTTATCTTTTACTTTTTGTATTGATTCTGAGTTTTGGTTGATTTCGTTTCTTAATGTTAATGAACCAGTGTGGAATGAGCCAGATTCTAATTTATCAATTTTATCTTGATAAAATTCCATTAACTTTATTTTATACATAAAGTTATCAACTCTTTCTTCTGCAGAAGAATATTTTACAAAATTATCCCATCCCCATGTATGGTTATTTTCAATAATAACAGAACCACTTACTTCTTTAGAAGCACTCGCAAAGTTTATATCTAATTTTTTTAAATCAAAACCACTACCACTAACATACTCTGTTAAAAGTTTTGTAGATGAAGAAGAACCACTTGCAATTAAATCATCATATAATTGGAATCCAATATTTTCTCCACATACATCTGTTCCGAAGTTTGGTACAAGTTCTTTACAATCTTCGATAGATTCGTTTACAATAGTTACTTGTTCTACATAAGGAATTGATTGTATTTTAGATACCCAAATCTGTTGGTTTGGTTGTATATCTCTTTTTAAAGGTTCGTATAATTTGAATACAAGAGTTTTTTCTTCATGTACTTTTATTCTTTCACCAGTATCTTCCTTAAATTCGTATTCTGAAAAAGTTTCGTAATCCGTATCCCAAGATGCGATAACTTGATTATCTGCTTCACCAAAGTGCATTAAGTGAGTTAAATATTTAGATGAATCACCACCTAAAACACTTGTATCAAATACATCACATATTGCCTCTTTAATATCTCTTAAAACTTCATCTCTTCTTAATTTGATATTACCTTTATCAAATCTAATTTGAATAGTTTCAGTTTTACCTGCTGTTTTTGCATCTCCTTCTTCGTTGTATGGAATAAATAATAAATCAAATACAACTGCATCAACATCTTCATTTAAAGTATCACCTGCTTTTTTAAGGATATCTCTAATGTTCCACATTTGAGAACCATCAGCAGGTCTTTTAGATGCTATTTTTTTCTTATCTGTTACATCATTAATGTAGATATCAACATAGTTTGTATTAACAGATGTCCATGATGTTTCAAACTCAACATTGTATCCTTGATAATCAGCACCATATACTTCATTAGGATAATCAATTGTTATAATATCAGGACCTGGTAATAAATCTTTTCTTACTGCTGTGAATTTTATTGGTACAATATCACCTGTACCATCAGTTTGAGACCTACCTTGAAAATAAACTGTATAGTTACCTGCTCCATTAAATAAATCATCATCATTTAATGATACAGTACCAGATGGTTTTAAAACTTGTTTTGTTTTTCCAATAGTGAATATAACTTCATCTGCATTTGTAGATGTATAAGTAATATCAATAGTTTGAAAAGTACCATCAGCTCCATCACCAAAGTTGATTATATTATCACCTTGTAATTTTGGTGTAACAATTACTGATTTAGGTCCTGATGCAACTGAACCTCTTGTTTCTGTTCCATCTACATAATATCTTTCTTTTCTGTATATGTAATTTGGATTTGGTCCATCGGTAACAATATCAACTACTTTTTTTGATTTAGTAACGGTAATTTTTAAAATATAATCAATACCTTTAACTAAATTTTTCGTACTAAAGTTTTTAGTAGTAGCATTATCTACTTTTTTATTACCTTTATAAAGTAAGTATTGATAGTTACAAGTATCATCAGTACCACTTAAATTAACATTTATCGTACCTGTACTATCAGGTGGAGCAGTAATCGTTGTATCTTCAGAATTTACAACTGTTTCTGTTGTACCTCCAACATTTACTGTTGCTGTTACTCCACTTGGTAACTCTGGATCCACTTTTACCACAAATGGTATTGGTGGTGGGTCAATTTGTCTTTTCTTAAGATTGAATTTAATTTTTCCAGTATATCCGCTAGTTATCGTTGATACTATTTGTCCGTTTCTTTTAATAACAATTTCATAGCTCTCTTTTAAACCACCACCCATATATTGAGAAACAGGATTAGTTTTTGTTTGTCTATGTACTGTAAAGAAATCTTCAGAAAAATATCCATTCGCATCTAATACTGCGAATTTTTTCATTGTACTAAATTCAGCAGATGAATATCTTTTATTATGTGGAGCTTGGATAGTTCCTCCTAAGCCCTTAACATTGAAAGTACCAATATTTGGACTTGATGTAATGTTAAGAGTAAACATAAAATCTTTAGCTGGGAAGCGATTATTATTATTGATATCTCTATATACATCATCAAATGCATTACCACCAATATTAGGAGTATTATCTTGTGATGGTACTATTCCAGGAAAATTGGAATTATTTTCAACAATAGCCTTTCCTCTTGTAATCTCAACTACATCATCTACAAAATTATCATCAGTATCTACTATTGGTGTTGTTTTTATTTGCTGAGTAGGTTGAGTCTTTGGTGTAGATTTAAATTGAATCGTACCACCACTACTTCCTGCACCAACGTAAGTACCATCAGTTTTTTCAATTCCAGCCGAAACAGCTTTCATGTTTTGACCGAATTGACTTTCGGATATTCCTTTTTTTATGGCATCTGCATCTATTTGTATAGGTGCAAAATTAAGATTAATCGCAGGTGCTTTCAGGTTCATAAGACCATCGAGATTAATCCATGTCTTGGTAAAATCAGACCAAGTCCACCCATTGACCTTTTCTCCGTTGAATGCTCCGTTTCTATTTGGTTTTACTCCTGCCATTTTATCTCCTATAGTCCAAATTTACCTCCTACACCAGTACCATCATCAAACACTTGATTTCCACCACTACCTCCTCCATATCCAATATTTCTTGGTGCAGATTCCTGATACAAATAATGTCTACTTTCAATACCATCACCAGATTTTATTGTTATATAACCTCTGTTTGGATTATTCTGAGAATTTCTTACACATCCTTCAAATGAAATAATTGCATTTCCTCTACCACTACTTGAGTTTGGTCTATAATAAAGTCCTGGTATACCAGTTACACTAAATGACCAAGTATCAGTAGTAGTAATTCTAATTATATCTTGTCCACTTACCGCACCAGTCCAACTAAAATTAATAGTTTGTGGGCCATTTGTTCGAAATGGTTTTTTAGCAGGTGGTGTTGGAGGTGTTGGTTCTGGGTCTGGTGGAGGGGGTAATATTTTTGCCCCAGCCGCTTGTACAATTCTTAATGTTGCAGTACCATATTTTGTTCTAGCTGTGATTGTAGCTGAACGAGCAGCTCCTGTATCGTTTGCTCCTATATTATACCCAACATCTCTACTAGCAGAACTATTAACTCTACTTTCACCAGTTGAATCTGCATTTAACCAACTTGGATTACCAGAAATACTCCAACTGTAACCGCTGAATAGACCCGAAACATTTACATAAAATCTTCCTCTTTTACCTCCTGCTGGAATTGATAGAGTTTCGCTTACTTTACCAACTTTAGATGCACTTGATAAATTAATTAATGTTTTTCTACTTGGTGCTGCGCCTGAACTTCCTGTTGATGTTGATGTTGATGTTGAAGTATTTTTTGTTTTTTTAGGTGCACGATAACAATCTCCTTTTTTTCCATAAAATCTATTACCAACTTCCCAACATCTTTTTACATAAACACAATCACCATCTTTACCTTTATTTTCTGCTTTTGAATCGTTACAAACTTTTACATCTCTATATTTTGCAACTTTAATATCATATACACATTGAGAAGCAATAGTTGCTTTAGGATTATAGTTTTTAGCCTTACTATCCATACATCCTCTAATCTGAGCACCAACACTTGCGGGTCTTGTAGAGGTGTAACTTTCATTTGAATTAACAGTTAATAATATATCTTTTAATTTATCAATAGTTTTAGATTGTGCTAAATTTTTTGCTGTATTGATTCTTATATCTTGTTTTGGTAAAGAATATTCTGCTGCATTAGATGCCATTTCACATACCTCATCAAATACTTTTGCTATATCAAACTCAACACCAAATGTATCACCAGTTGGTTGACCATAATTTGCTTCAAATGGATTGTAGTACCTATTCATGCGATAGTTATCTATAATCTCTTGGAATAATTTTTTTACTTGAGTTAAATAAACTTCGAAATTTACTAATTTAAATTCTTGTTCAATAAGTTTTATATAATCTTGACCATCAGATATTCTACCTTTTTTCATTAACATATTTCTAACAACCTTTGCAACATCCATTTGAGTTACAAACTCATCAAAAAATATTAAAACATCTGCGGTAAATGTACCACAATTTACAAACGTATCATATCTTGCTTGTAAATCTGAGTTAGGTATTGATGTACCATCTTCTACAACAGGTAAAACTCTTACCTCTGTTCTTGATGGTGATATCTCATGAATCCAAACTTTATCAAACAATCTTGGTTCAGAACCCAATCTTCTGTTCAATAAAGTAATTTGAGTTTTGAATACTCCATTTGAATATCCAGCTTCTTTTAATAATTTTTCGGTATCAATAAAATACTCTTGTGCATTATTAGATTTTTTATTGAATTTATTTTCAGGTACTTTATCAAAGTATTTTTTTATATTCTCATCAGTATAAGAAATATATCTTACTTTTTTACCATCAACGGATTCTTGTGGTAATTGATTATCGGAGGCATCATAGATTACAAACTCGATGATATCACCAACATCAAATCCGAAATATCCGCGCTTGATTTCTTTTTCAAAGATTTTTCTATCTTTGTCATCAAGTCGGTATCCCTTCTTTTCTACTACTTGTTTAAATCCTTTTATTGCCATCTTTATCTATTAAGGTCCACTATCTTTATTTTTTCTAAGTTTCCATTTGTAACTCTTTGAAATCGTTGCACCATCAGAATATTTAATCGTTAGTTCAAAATTACCAGTATGGGTTTTTGCATCTCTTGATGGGAATCCCCATGACTTACCATGTAAATCTTCAGATGGTTCTACTTGATTAGAACCACCATTTTGTCCATGAATCCATGATTCAGCTACAAAAGTAACACTTCCTCTTTCACCTCTTGCAATGTTTGGTTGAGAAGAAGGTTTAAACCAATTCTTAGAACCTCTCCATTTACCACCACTTTGTGAAGTTACTCTGACTGTTACTCCAGTAACCGAAGGAGCATTTCCATCTGCATCTGCATCTTTAAGGTTTTGTATTTCTAAAGTTTCACCACCATACCACCTACCAGGTCCACTATACTTTTTACATTTAGTTGCAATTGAAATTGGTCCATCAAAATTAGCATCATCGGGACTAAATTTAATATAGGTATCACCATCACCCATATCTTGGAATCCACCTGCAACTGCTGTTTGAGTTGCTTGAGTACCTGATATTTGAGATGCTGCAGCTGCCTGTTGTGCTTCTAAAATATCTAATTGAGTTTGTACTTGCCCTTGTAGAGAAGCAACTAACTGTCTTAATTGTACAATCTGTTCTCTTAATGTATCCTTTTGTGCAGTTAAACCTTCTACTTGTGCGTTTAACGAAGTTCTTTGAATCCCTTCTTTTGTTGATTTGATAATGGCAGTTGAAAACTTAGAAAGTAAATCAGCGTACTTTATATTAGTTTGTTGTGCTTGATTTTCTGCTATTGCCTGAGCAACTCTTGCTGCATCTAATTGAGTTTGTAATGCTTGAACCTGTCCTTGTAGTGAAGCAACTTGAGCTTCTAATTCTCTAATTCTATCGTTAGCTATACCTAAATCTTCAATAGCTTGATTGTATCTTTCTAGTAAATCATCATAAACAGGTTTAGGTACAACCTCAGGGTCAGGTGGTAATGGAGGTAAAATTAACTCATCGATTTCTGTATCAACTGCTTTTTTTAGTTGTTCTTCATCGTACTTTGGTTTTTCAATGAAGTTAGTTAATTCACCATCTCTTTCACCTTCAATATGGTCATAAGGTTCAGTTGCAGACTCAGATACGAAAGCAGTACCACCATCCAAAAACGTATGTGTTTTTGTAAGCGGGTCCTCAGAGATGATTGCTCGTGAACCACTCTGTACTAACTCCGATACTCTAAGTTTGTTATCTAATGCCATTTTATTTCTCTATCGTAAAAGTTAAATCCTTATCTTCAAAGTATTCTATTACACCATTCCTATCTACTTTAACTTCAATATAATAATCTCTATTATATTCCCAATTTGTTAAATCTAATTTAAAGTAGTTACCACTTGAATCACACGAAACTTTTGTGTAATCTCCAAATGGAACAATTACATCTTCTGTTACTACATCTTTTACTTGATAATAAGTTGAAGATGGTAAATATTTTACATCTGTGTAAGAGTATTGATTGGTATATGTTTTGAGAGGATATTTCTCTCTTCCGAAAACTCTGATTTCAGGTTTACTTCCACGCTTGTATCTAGTCTTTAATCTTTTGAATGTTACATGAATATCATCAGCGGTAAGTTCTGTTAAAGAACCAGTAGAGAACGAAGAATCATCCCAACCAATTCTTAATTTAGGTTGGTATATAGTGTTTGTTTCTTTTGAGAAGAATTTTAATTGTCCATAATCATTTACATCATTTTCTAATGATGATGTATATTTTAGTATAAATCCTTCATTTGGTAAAGAACCACTAATCCAACTATCCATAGTGGTTTTAACATCCATTTCAATATCGGATGTTTCATATGAAAATGATTGTGTTGAATAAGAACCAGTAAACCAAGTACCACCCTTACCATTAAATGAACCAGTTGTATCAGCTGAATGTTCTTCTAATGATAACCAATTAACTCCTGTTCTAACTTTATTCCAAGTAACACCATCAGTAGTAATCTCATCAAAACGAGTACCAATACCCATCTCCCATGATTGAGTTACTGCATATGCATATATTGTATAATCAATTGGAATTTCAGAGGATTCACATTCTCTCATAACTAAATCAGCCGAACTCATAGTTATATCTCCACTTACAATTGATTCAGATACTGCGTTTGTATCAAACTTTATAAGAGAACGAGCAATATCCTTCAAACTTCCATAGTAAGTTTTCGAGATTTCTAATATCTCATCTCTACCTGTATTTTGGGTAGGTTGTTGTAAGTAAATCGTTGCATCTTTTGATGCTGTTACAAAATGATACATTATACAATTCTCCCTTTTATATCTTTACCTGGAAATTTCAATTCGAACACCGATGGGTCAATTGATGGGAAAACCATTTTTCCTTTGGTAGCATTTTTAATATTATATTTGTGTTTAGAATATGCACCACCACATTTGTTAACTATCTCACATTTTGGTACTGATTGTACACCTTCTACTGATGCTATGATTAATTCTAATTCAGAAATATTGATTGATTGATTAAATGTCCAATTATCTATGTTAAAGAAATTTTCGATTTCAGTAATACATTCTAATAATACTTCTCTTTTATTATATGAGTTAAATACTCTAATTTCAAAATCAACCCCAACATTAATCACAAATCCATCTAATAGATTTACTCCATCTGTTAACATTCTATATTCTGATAGATATGTTTTTAGGTTTTCTTTTACTGCTCTATTCATATTAGATAAATTCTTATTAGAATTATATCCAAGAACATATAGATTAATAGCAAATGGATTGTTTTTTTCATTTGCTGTTCCTTTTTTGTTACCTAAATATTTTTGAAGTTCAGTTTTTAATTCTGTTTCTGTTAAATCTCTATCTTGTAAGTCCAATACTAATCCTGCGAATTCATCTAATGAGTCTGGAGAAGATAATATTGATGATGGTGAATTATTATCTAATTGTCCATCTGGTGCACAATATGCTTTTGCTATCCCACCATACTTAGCAGGTAATGTTAATGCTCTTACTTGATAATCTTTTCTTGTTACTGCTCTATTTTGTGAACCAAACATAGCTAAAGCATTTTCTCTAATCTCATCAATAGTTTCTTCACCTCTACCACCAGTAGAAGGAGCTTCATTATCAACTGCTATTGAGTTTTTACAAAATCTGTAAAGTGATAATTCATCATCATCGAACAAAGATAAATCTTCATCAAATTCTATTGCATCAACTTTTGTTAAATCGTTTACAGGTACATTTGCATTAACACCACCACCAGTAAAATAAGTCACTGTTAGTTCTGTATTAGCAGGTGCTTGTCCATATGATTTTGATTTTAAGAAGTTAGCCGGGTCAAATGATGCACCTAATCTATCTATTGAGTTACTTAATCCTAATCCTACATTTTTAAAATTTGGTAGAAACGTTTCATCAGATGCAGTAGAATTACCTGCTCCAAAAACTAAAGTTGTTGTATTATCTGCGTTTACTTGTCTTACAAATCTTCTTGATGTTTTTGTTACTTTTAAAATTTGAGGAACTGTTTCTTTAAATTGTGCTAAATCTTTATCATTAGATTCTATATTAGCATAATCAGTATAAACTAATTCTTGTGCTAAGTAAGGAACCTCATACCACTTATTACCATTAGAATCTCTTACATCGTAAATATCTACAACGTTTGTATCAGATAAATCTATTTTTGAAAATTGTTGTGGAGACCCAAATGATACAGTCACACTTTGTTCTTCAGCTGATATTACATTTACATATTTTTTGATTAGATAATAAACTGGTTCACTAAATTCGTTTCTTTCATATACACTAACTTCTCTTTCCGTTACATCTGAAAAATCCACTAACTCTGTTGTAATAAAAGTAAGACCAGTAGAATCAGATGTAATATTCATTCCTTGTTTAATTCTTAATAAATAATTTTCATCCAACTCAAAACGATTATCACCATCATATAAATCACCACTAGCTTTTCTTTTACTTGGTACAAGTTGATATACGGATAACCTCGTTAATGAAGGTGATGTAACTTTTGGTTTATATCCTAAGAAGTTTGCAAGAGCAACAACGTTACTTCTATCTTCAGCTGAATGTAACATCGATTCCTTCAAAGTATCATCAATATAATATCCAAGAACATCTCCTAAGTAGGATGCCATCTCGATGAACATCATACCTGGCGATGATTCGTTGAAATCTGAGTAAGTTGTTGGGAAATATGTTTTAGCATATTCAACAAGGTTATCTCTGAATTCAGAAAAATCCTTATTAAGATATTTTATATCTCTACCCTTTGTTCTTATGTTTCCTTTATTAAGTGCCATATATTATTACCCCTGTATTGTAAAAGTTACACTATCGGTTTCAACGTTATCTCCTACTGAGAATTTTATATCCATTCCTACTTGATTTTTATCCTTCATTTCATCAGTCAATTCAACATTTATTTCATCAATATTGATATATGGTAACCAAAAGTTTACACTTTCAGTTATTGTATCAACCAACCTATCTTCAAAATCATCTCCTATTTGTTCAAAGATGAGTTCATGTAAACCAGTACCAAATTCTGGTTGCATTATTCTTTCACCCTTTGCAGTAAGAAGAAGGTTTCTTAAATTAGTTTTTGCAGCCTCATATGATGTATAGGTAGGTTCAAATATAGAACCACCATTAGTAGGATATTGAAAACCATAAGCATGGTTATCAAATTCTACTTCGGTATCCTTTATTATTTTTTTACCTAAAATGTATGCCACTTCTTATCCTCCACATTGACAGTTTCCACATCCACAATCACCAGAACTTTTCTTTTTTAAAGTTTTGGTAAGAACGAATACTGAAGCTCCCAACATTACTAATATAATTAATCCTTGTATCATTATCTTTTAAACTTTTTAACTAATGCAGAGTTATCTCTGTTTAGAATTCTATCTAATCCAGCTAATCCTGTCTGAACACCCAAACCATCTTTCTTAGCTCCACTCACTCCAGGCATATCTCCATACCCCATCTGTGCTGCCATTTGAGCCCTCATTCCACCCAATCCGGCTTGTGCTCCTTGTTGGTTAAATGAAACCGTCTTATCCATAGTTTCATTTACTGGTTGTTGAAATGAATCTAAAATAGATTTTGTTTGTTGTGTACCACCTGCTCTCTGTTCTTTAGTAAATGGTTTTGTTTTATTTAGTACCTCATTCAAGACGTCATTTTTTGATAATTGTCTTTGAGGTTCTTCTCTTTCTTCTTGTAAAGCAAGTTCTGCTTGTTTGAATGGGTCTACCTCTGTTATTGTATCCTCTACAATTGTCTGGGTTGGGTTCATTCTACGAGCTACCTCTTCCTCTAATATTTTAGGAAAAGTTTTTGTTAGAAATTGTTCGTGTCTCTTAGCCACTTCAGCTTCTACTATTGTTTTTATTACTTTTACTAATTTTTTTGAATCCATTGTAATTTGTTTTCTTTTATCTTAATATAAATATATCTTTGTTAGTTTTATGGTTTATCTACAATCAACACAACACTTATCTCTTTCTCTAATTAATTCTTCTCGTATTTGTGCTAATGATTTATTAATTTCTTTTCCAGCTTTACTCTCTTCAACTATTTCTGCTAAAGTTTTTAAATTTCGTTCAGCTTCTGTAAAGAATCTTTCATTTCCTAATCTATCTTTTTGTAATTCAGCATCTAATATAGCTTGTATCTTTTCTTCGTTATTATCAGTAGAACTTAGAAAAGAAGCTAAGTTATTATCAATATCTGCAGATTCTCCACTTTGTTGTCCACTTTGTATTGGTGGAAATATACTAATATTTAAATTATCCAAGTCATCATCACTATTACTTTTTGGTAAACCAGGAAAAGGTATCTTTGGAATTGTATATGCTGTCCAATTAACTACACCAGGTGCCGCAATAGGTGAAGGGGCAGATGGATATAATGAAGTTGTAAAATACAATCCCTTTAAAGTTAGTAAATGAATTTGCATAAATAACACCATTGCATTTATAAATGTTAAACAAGATTTTGTTGGGATTTCAAATGGAACATTTGGCCATTTACCTGAATCGGTAACTAATGCTTGATTGATTATAAGGTTTTGTACTGCTCCACTTGCAGGTATTGGAGTTACTGGGAATGGTATAAGAGTTGCTCCGGTCCAATATGCTTTTACCGCTTGACCAACATCTTTTAAAAATGCGTGTTGACCAGGTGTACCCTTACCCAAAGCTTGTAAATGAGCTACTACCATCATTTGAGTAAACAAAGCTGGATTACCTACCATGACTGGGTTTTTACTTATAAGCTCCCCACCTCGTCTCATACACATATCGTACTCTAATGCAAGTTTAGCAGCATATTGTGCAAATGAAACAACACCTGTCGGATTGTTCATGTACATTAACATATTTACTTTGAACAAGTTCCAAGACATGATTTATTACTCCGTAAAATTAAGTGTAGATTTTATAGTATCTAATTCTGCTCTAATTGCTTCAAACTCTGCTACATTAAGTGGGCCCTTTGCAGTTGGTCCAGATGGTGTTGCATATATCTGATTTGTTATTGCTGTTATTAACTTATCCAATGTTTGAACTAAAGTTTCTCCTCTTGCAAATGGTTCTTTTTGACCTGTGGTTTTTGATTCACCATTATCATTTGTATTTACCCAAACATTTCCTTTACCTGTTTTGATATAAAAGTTTGAGTTGTTTCTATCTGTGGTAATGTTTACTTCTCCACCGAAATCTAAATCAGCTCCTTGTTCTCCATTATCTATTGTAAATTTACCATCAGATATAAATCCATAGTTACCTTTGGAGAAGAACATCATCTCATTTGCTTTAGATGATAAAATTATTCTTTCTGAATTTATTAGGATTTGGTCTTGACCTACATACTCTTCCGGTAATTCAAATTTAATTGGAGTTGTTTTAAAGTTAGATGAACCACCATCATCAATTAGACCTGGCTGAAATGGTATCTTATAATCTTGTGAGGTTATTGCGATTATAGAACCATCTTTATTTAAATCTTCTTCAACTAAATCAAAGGGTTTTAAATTATTAAGTGATTCATCGTTTTGCCTGTTTCTTATTATTAAAGAAGGTGAATAACTATTTTCTTCATTGTTATATGCTGAAAATCTTATCGATTGTCCAAACCTCGATTGAAGAATGGAATCACCTTCATAAAATTTTAATTTATTTACTTGTTGTGGTTCAAAGTGTTCACCTAACTTTGTACTTCTATCACTTGATGAAGAACTGTTTGTTGTACCTGTTTGAGATACAGTCGAGTAATCACTACCACCTTTTGATTTTTCAGTTTTACTATAAAGTTGTTTATTAGCATCTATTACAGCCCCACCTGTGTTTATATCAAGATGAGTATATCTTCGATAATATTTAACATTACCTATGTTATAAATTTCAACAGTTTCCCCAATAAGTGGTAGTTCTAATAACGATGGATTTAGTGGTTGATATGTAAATAATTGATTTTCACTACTTGTGTTATCACTTAAAGGTCTGATTATTGCACATCCAACTATATCTGTTTCTTTTTCAGTATATAATTCTTTAGAATCATCATCTACCTTTAATAACTTGGAATGAGTATCATCTAATATTACATCAACAACAACACCACTACTAATTCTATTAATGATTGGTATTTTATTAGTTTGTAAAGAATTGTATGATTGTTGTAATCTTCTACTCATCGCTTACCTTTTGTTTTAACTCTTCTATTTCGTTAGTAAGTTCATCAACTTTATGTTCGTGTTCATCAACAACTTCTTTAGCTGTTTCTTCGAGTTGTTGAAGCAATTGTTCTTTTTCAACATCTGTTAAGAAACCAGTATCACCTTCTGATTTATCTTTTGATGCTATCATTCTTTGTGCAATTGCTGCCATTTTGATTAGTGATTCATCATTTCTTACTGAAGTATCAACTAAATCTTTTATGATTGGGCCAATAACTGCCATATCACCAGCATGTCTGATGATTTTTTTCATTTCTGCGATTAACTCTGATATCCTTGATTTTTTATTTTGTTGATTATCGTAGATATCTTTGAACAATCCACTTAAATCTTTGCCAGGAAATAATTCAAAATTCGTACTCATAATTTTTCCATATTATGTTGTATATAAATATAGTAAATAAAAAAACCTCTCCGAAGAGAGGTTATGTGGTTATTTCTTCGTCTCTTCTTGGAGAGCTTGAAGATGACCTTGATTTGGTTCAAGTGCCATTAAATATTCATTGCTCATATCAATCCTTTCTTTTAAAGGTTCAACATATGCAACGTTTGTTTCGGATGCGTTCACTCCACCCGCGACTGTATTGTAAAGACCAGTCCACACGGTCTACATATAAATATAAAAAACCCCCACATTTCTGTGAGGGTTTAGTTCTTAACGCGTTCTGAAAATTAATAAGTAGTTCTTACTTCTTAATTATGTGGTAAAGTACGAAAGCACCAACCAGTCCTAATAGACCCTCAGCACTCAAACTTCCTAAAATGCCCATAACGTTATCAACTACTGATACCTCTGGCCAAAATGGGATGTTTGCACCTTTGAATAATACTTCAAGTACAACTCCTAAGGCGATGATACTAATACCGATTTTTGTTAGTTCATCAGCCCAAGAGCCGATTTTCTTTAAAAAATCCATATAGTTCTCCTTTGTTTTAATTAAGAAAATAACTTTTCCATATTCCAAAACAGCGGATATCCATAAAATAACTATGTAAAGTTGATAAAAAAAATAGTGAATATATATTGAATCCTCAATTAGAAGTGTATATTGATAAAATATATATAAAAAAACCCCACAATAGTGGGGTTGAAACTGTACTAATCACTTTGAATTACGATTAGGGCATATAACTTGCCAGTTTATTTTCTAAGAACTTAATACGAGCTTTCATTTGTTCGTACTCTATCTGTTCATAAGTATAACGAGGTTGTCCTTTAGGTTTAATCCAAACCAACTTTCCTTTGTTATACAAAGCCTTTGTTCCTACATCATCACTCCAATAAGAATGAGTTACTAATTTACCATCTTCAGTTTTGATGTATGTTCCTTTTTGGTGTATAGAACCATCTTCGTTAAAAGCTCTATACTCGTAAAGATTGTTGTCTACCTGTGTAATAACTTTGGATTGTTGTCCGAAGAGCGGAATGGTACACAGAGAAAATAATAGGATTGCTATTATTTGAACAATCTTTACTTTGAATAATTGTTCATTCATAATTCCTCCTTTAGTATAAATATACCAATGTTAAGAAATTGTTACCAAATTATTAAATTAAAGTATCTTTTTTTTGATAATGTAGTTGTGAATCACCAATATATCCATTTCACAATTTAGAAAAGTTTCGATTGCTGATTTGGGGTCTAACACCATTGTTTGGTCTTTGAGATTAAATGATGTATTAAGTACAATTGGATAATCATTTATTTTATGTAGTTCTGTTAATAACTGATACATCCTTTTGTGTTGAGGTTGTTTTAAACTTTGTATTCTAGCAGAACCATCTACATGCGTGATTGCAGGTAAGTTCTTTCTGTGTTCTTCTTTTACCTGAACTACTTGATTCATATAAGGAACTGCCTTTTCATAATCAAAGTATTTTGTTTGTTCTTCTAGCTTTACAATAGGAGCAAATGGTCTAAACCCTTCTCTTTTTTTAATCACACGATTCATTCTTGATTTCATCTGTGGGTCACATGGGTTTCCTAAGATAGAACGATTTCCTAATGCTCTAGCACCAAATTCCATTCTACCTTCAAACCAACCCACTACATTTCCATTCTTAATATGTTTAGCTATAACTGGTATAATCTCTGAATGATTTAATTTAGTAAACCAAACATCAACTTCCATTTCATTTAAAACCTTCTCTACATCATCATTGGTATAATGAGGTCCAAGATATGGACTTGTATTGTTTTCTTTTTTATCACCACCTCTTTCATAATAAACATGAAGTGCGGCACCAATAGCAGAACCAGCATCAGATGGAGCTGGTGGAATCCAAACATTCTTAAAATTAGATTTAGTTAGAATCTTTCCATTTGCCGTTCCATTGTATGCACAACCACCACTTAAACATAAGTTGTTAGAAGAGCGTATAGCAAATAATCTATCTACCAATCTAAAGAATAGAAATTCGTATTCGTGTTGTAAAGTTGCTGCTAAATCTTTGTGTGGTTGATTTAAATTATCTTCAGGTAATCGATTTGGAATACCTAAGAGTTGTCCTAACTTCTCGTTAAACATATGAGTATCCGACCACTCAAACGTAAAGTATTCCATATTCAGTTTAAATCCACCATCATCTGTGAGGGTGTATAGTTTCCTAAATTTATTAAGAAACTTTTTTGGGTCACCATATGGAGCCAAACCCATAACTTTGTACTCACCTTCATTTGGTTTGAAACCAAGAAAGGCAGTAAAGGTTGAATAAAGCATTCCCAATGAATGTGGGAATTCTATTTGTTGTATCTTTGCAATCTTATTTCCTTCACCATACCAAAGAGTAGTTGTTTCCCATTCACCAACACCATCTACTGAAAGTATAGATGCTTTATCATAGGGTGAGGTATAGTATGTATATGCGGCATGTGATAAGTGATGGTCTGAATAAAATATTTCTGTTTTTGGATTCGTAATACCATAAATTTGATTTTCAAATTTTTTGTATTTTTCTATATTTCTTTTTACAATACCATTTCTTTTAAAGTACTGAGATATAGGTCCTTTAGTAACAGATTTTTTTATCCTATCTATTTTGTTATCTGGATTATCATAAAATGCAACAGCTGTAATATCTTCTCCACTAATTTTAAATTCATCATACAACCAATTGATTGTATTGATAGGAAAAGATGAATCATGTTTTATACCAGTGAACCTTTCTTCTTCCACTGCTCCTAAAACTTTTCCATCTTTAATTAGTGCTGCTGCACTATCGTGATACCCACACGATATTCCTAAAATATAACCTTCCATTTATTTTAAAGATATTCATTATCTAAGTATGGGTTTTCTTCTTCAGGTGTATCGGGTTCCCAAAATCCTTTTCTATTTGGTTCTCTGAACTCACCATACTCAAGATATTCATTTAACATTTTTCTCTGATGTTGTTTCATTACATTTACAACTTTGGTAATGTAATGAGTTTTACAATCCGTCATCTCTCTAATAAGTAGATACAAGTGTTTTTTGTTAAAATTTTCTATATGCTCACTTCTTCTAAATAATTCTAATACTGCATCAGCAATTTGTAAATCTCTTTTCTTTGTAAAAATAAAGTTTAAATTCTTATCCCAATAAGTAAGCATTATATTTTTAAATTCTTTAAACTCACCACTTTCTTCTACATGATAAAAATCATTTTCAGGATTCCAAGTTTGTGGCATCTCTGAAAGAAGTGCGTTTTGTTTCCACCTTTTGTAGTTACCATTGTTCTTTAAAATCAAATGGTTTTTTGCAATAATAGTAAAGTAAGAAAAGGCTCTACCTTTCCCTTCTTTAAACATATGCATTTTTTCTACCATTGTAGAAACTACTTCTGTTTGTATATCTTTCTTTGGTACATCAAAGTAAGTAAACTTAAATGTGTTTATTACGTTCTCTGCTAATTTTTCGAAAGGATACTTGATTCTTTCTTCGTAAATCTTAGACCTTTTCTTTGGGTCTTTACATTTATTATATTCGATAATTGCTTCTTGAGCAGGTGTACCAAAATATATTTTTGATTTTTTTCTTCTTGGTCTTGGCATTTTATAAATCTTCGTTTAATTCTTCAACAACCTTTTTAAGTTCTGTAAAGGAAGCACCAACTTCATCATCCTTTTCAAATGCTTGTTTGTAATCAAGTTGTCTCATTCTATCTAAAGAAGCTTGAACTTTTGCTTTCACGAATGCATTAGTTTCTACCAAAGTATCTTCTAATTGCTCGTTCTGTCTTAATAAGTTTCGTACTCCTACTAAGAGTACAATATTAAGTACCACTAAAACTCCCACAATAATATTGTAGGTTGTAAATATTTCTAACATTTTAATCTAAGTTTAATTTATATCCGCTGAATTGTGTAAGGTACGAAGTTAATTTAGTACCATTACCATCTTTAAAATCCTTACCTTTCTTCAAGTATCTTTTAACATTACCTGGTCCAGCCAAGTGTGCTGCAGCAAGTATTCCACTTTCTGTAATTACTTTACCATTTATTTTTTTACCATCCCAATATTCAATATAATTGTTAAGTATTTTTTTATTATGAATAAGTAAATCTAACATTGCCTGTTCTTGTAAGTAAGGTGAACTAAGAAACTCTTTTTTTGAAACATTATATCCTAATGCTTTTAGAGTTCTCTTACCGAATTGGTATTTTCCCATATAACCCCAACCATTTACTACATCGTATCTGTTTGAGGATTCTCGGTGTCCTATTGCATCTAAAAACATATCGTGTTGATTTATTTCTATTTCAATAGGTTCTATCTTTATTTCAATTGTTTCGATTGATTTAGCTTCTAAATTCGAAACTTCTACGTTTTTTGGTTTTATTACATACGCTGTAAATGAAACCAAGAATAATGAGGTACATAATGTGAATAGTACCTTTAGTATGTTTTTTCTCATAGGGATTTCTCCTTTTGATTTCTTCTATGTAAATATACGAAAAATTTTCGATATTTCCAAATTTTTAGAGAGTTTTTTAAGCTTCTCCAACAGGACCGAAGTAAAGCCCTTGAAATAACTCAACATCATCTCCATCAAATATATCATCTAATTTTGATTTAATATTAACTTTGATTGAAGAAGTTGTTTTATTTCGTAGTTCTTGAATTTGTTTGTGTTGTGATTCAAGATTTTCTTTTATCATATCTTCTAAATCTTTGTGAGTAACTACACCAGTATCTACTAATAAATCACATAGTGTTTCTACTACAACCGATTGCATTAACAATCGTTCATTTAGATTTTTTATAATTTCCTTTGATGTTAAGCTCATCTAATAGTTCCTTTAATGTGTTTGCATCATCTTCCCCATAAATCAAATCTCCAAATGCTTTTTGAATAGATTTATCTGTATATCCCAAGGCTGATGCCATTCTTACACACATAACTTTGAATTCATTCATATCCATATCATCTGGTACTGTGAATTCAATTTCTCTTGCTTCTCGGTTAGCTTCAACTAACTCATCTGTATATCTAAATATAAGTTTTCCCATTTTAAACGTAAGTTATAAGATTTCAGCACCTTGTGTTAACAAAGGTTCTGCCTTCTTGTATTTCATAAATTCAGTATCACCATTTGGTAATTTTACCATCACCCTATCGTTTCTACCATACTTTTTTTCTCTAATAATAGTTGTAGTGTATCTTCTTTTAGAATCAGTTATTAGAACTCCGTTAAGGTGGTCTATCTCATGTTGAGCACAAACACACTCTAATAGACCTGCATCAGAAAAGAATTCATTAGAATCCTTGTATGGTTCTTTCTGGTCTGGTGAAAATATAACTGTTCCTAAATTATCACACTCTATTGTAAATGATTTATGTCTTACTGTTTTAACTGGTTTACGCATTGATTTTGGGATTGATAAACATTGTTCTACATAAGCAACTGTATCTTGTGATACTTCGGTTACTCTTGGATTTATCAATACCAATGGTTCTTTAACATTGATTACACAGGCACGAACATCCAAACCAATTTGATTTGCAGATAATCCTATACCTCCATGTTTTGTAAGTTCCTGCAAAAGAGTTGTTGATATCTCATCAACTTCCTTTTGGCTCATTGGTTTTGGTTCAATAACCTTTTTAAGTTTATTTGGTTCTTTTATCAATCTCATTCGAATAAATTTAATTGTGATTTATCTTTTACTAATTTTCTTTCTGATATATCAGAACCAAAAGGTCTTTCATAAATAGTTTCGCCACCATCAGGTGATTCATAGATTGTACCATCCCATTTATCGAGTTGGTTAATCTTATCTATTCTATCCCAATATATCTTTCTAATTTTTTCACCCAATTCCATATCATTAGGTGTACTCTCTACTAAGGGTTTAATATCTACATTCATATTTTTTACTCCGCTATATTTAAATATTTTTCTAATAACCATGATGAAGATTGTACTTTATCTCCTAATCCCCATACTGATTCTATTCCATATGAATTACAAACATCGTTTTCTGGTGTGGTTGTTTCGGTTCTATCACCACCATTACCAAATGCCATTACACCTTTTGGTAAATCACCATTTTCGTTTATATACTTTCTTCTTGCATGGTCGATGAAATCGATTGCTGTATCATCGTTGTGAATAAGTGGATTCATAATATAAACGTAATCCACATCTTTTATATTTTCCATTATGAAAGCCCTTTCGTGTTCTTTCATAAATGATTTTCCTTTTTTTCTATGTAGCCAACTATCGTTGTTTAATCCTACCCAAACTTCATCTGCTAACTTTTTAGCATTTTGGATACATTCTATATGTCCTTTGTGTACCGGGTCAAATCCTCCACTAATTAAAATAACTTTATATTTTTTCATTTTGAAATATTCTTTATACAAAGATACGAAAATAATTTTATAATTCCAAATTATTTTGAATAAAAATATAATTCATATCAATTTACTAAACTCTGTTGTAACTTTTGTATCTTTTGTTTTAATTCTTGTGTTTGTGGTTTTATAAGTTTAAGTTTTACAATTTCTGTTATAATTTGTTCGTTTGTCATAATTAATTACTTAAAGGTGCTTTAATTGTTGGTTGTGATTGATATCCGATAATCTCGTAATCAAA